GTACTTGTGGCCATATTAATTGTGACAAGCGAAGCGTAAAACAAAGTACGTTAACCAGACTTCAAAAGGTTCGTGATGATGCTATGCGGCCTTTCACAGTTACTTCAGGTGGTCGATGCCCTAACCATGAAAATGAAGTTCACCGCACAACTCCGGCTGATCATCAAAAAGGAATAGGTATTGATATTGCCGTTGCTGGTGGTGTTGAACGTGCTCAGTTAGTTACTTTGGGCTTAAAATATGGGTTTAATGCTATCGGTATAGCTAAAACATTTGTTCACTTAGGCTATCGTGAAGGCCAGCAACCTGTAATGTGGGTGTACTAATATGATTAATTCAATATTTAAGTTTTTTTCTGGTGGCGGCGTAAAGTCGATTGAAAACATAGCTACAGAGTGGATTGAAACTGACAAGGAAAAAGCTGAGGCTCAAACCGTTATGCTAAAGGCTTTAGATCCTAACGGAATCATGAGGCGTGAATTATCTCGAAAGGTTAGCACGCTTTACACGGTTTATGTCATTACTGCTTTGATACTTTTAATTTGCGAAAGCTTCGGCCTCGGCAATGCTAAATCAATAGCTTTGGCGACAGAAAAAGTAACCGAACTATTTACACCTATCACAACACTTTTTGGCGTGATTGTTAGTGCAAGTTTTGGCGTTAACTATGCCAACACTAAAAATGTTAAGTAGTATACTTATAAGAGAGCCAGCAAATAAAAGTTTATTATCAATGAGTAACAACAAGATTAATGACAAACTCATTTAAAAAGTGATATAGTAAAGAACAATCAATCGATTGTATTATTTAATATTTTGGAGTAATAAAAATGAAGTTTAATCATATTGGCGGCGATCCCCGCAAAAAGAAAAACCAAGAAGATTCAGATGATTCACAAGAAATAAGTCGCACACAAAAGATCAATTAAATGCAAAATTACATATTCTTAATTATTTTTGTTTTGATATTTGCTCTATCAAAAAGGAATAGGCTAGTATCTTCAGCTATGATCGCAGGGTATGTAATATACATTTTTATTGTTAATCCAGTTAACAGCGACAAACTTTATTATATGCTCACAGCTGTACTGGATTTTTCCATCGGTGTTTTTATGGTCTGGGTGTATATAAAAAAGGATTATATAAACGCGAAGTACATTGCTTATTGCTCGTTTTTTTCAGTATTCGTACACATTTACGGCCGCATTATTTACAGTACAGGTTCAGGCACTCAAGTGTATGTTTTATTATGCTTGTTAGTTGTAACAACAAAAATAACACTCATGCTAATAAGGCCGTTGGATAATGGAATATTTAGAGATTTTAACAGAAGCAACATTGTACGCTTTAATGATTGTGTTGATAAGAAATGCTTTTTTAATATGCAAATTAAAAAGGGTAGTAAACAAAAATGAGTACAGAATTAAAGGAAGCAGCAATTCAAGCGGTGACTCAAACAGCAACTCACCCTAAAACAGCTTGGCTAACTGTATTTATTGTTAATGTGTCAGAATGGTATGTTGATTGGATTTCTCCCGTTATTGTAGCGCTAACTTCAATACTCAGCTTTGTGATAATGCTTCTACTCGTTAGATACCATTGGATAAACACAGATAAATTAAAAAGGGATATAGAATTACAAATTGCGGAAAGCAAAAAAATTAAATTGACAGAAAAGCAGAATCAAGGTATTTCAAACAAAAAAGGTGATCAAAATGACAGCTAATAGATCAAGATATGACGGCTTATCACTATCAGCATCAGCAAAGCGTTCAGAAGATGGCTATTCATATGTAGCTTCAAATAGACAAGCCGCAGCTAATAACGGCGGTGTTGTTCAATGGCTTGTTGAGTCGGGAAATAAGACCATAATCGTAACTAACAGAACAATATCAACAAATGGTAATGAGCTTGAATATAGAGCTTATGCAGGGCCAACGGTTACAGACAAGGGTACTTTGATTAATTCTGGTCCGCTTAACATAACACAAAGTTTACCATCAACTGTGAAACTACACGAAGCGCCAACAGTTACAGATAAAGGAACGCCTTTAGTTCCTTCTTACATGCCGGGCGCGTCAGGAAGAGGGAGTACAACAATTGGAAATTTATACGCTAACGAACAAGAAAATATTTTACCGCCTAACACGACGCTTTTACTTGAAGTAAAAAATGACGGGGTAGAGGATCCGGCTCAAGTTGAGCTTTATGTCGTGTGGTCAGAAGTTGATGACAAAGCTCCTTTTCAGAGCTAAAACTCATGACAAAGAAAGACATTTCATTCACTGAAAAACAAATGGAGTTAGCTAGTAAGTTAACTCCACTTCAACGCAAGTTCATTATAGAGCTAATCAAACCAAGAACTTCACAAAGACAAGCTTATATCAAGGCTGGCGGCACAGCTAAGACGGAAAACGCACAAGACCAAGGTGCAAGTAGAATGCTAAGTCAAGCTAAGGTAAAGGCTTTCTATGAAGCTATACTGGAAGTTCAGACAATTGATTCAATAATGACTCGTGATGAAGCTCTTGAAAGGCTATCAAAATCAGCTAGAATCAAGATAACTGACATTTGCACGTTTAAGTATGTTGAGTTTACTGATAAAGAGACTGATGAAGTCTACATGAACACTGTTTGGACTATGAAAGACGCTGAAGACATTGATCCTGATGTTGCTGCTTGTATTAAATCAGTTACTTTTACTAAGGCAGGGCCAAAGATAGAGCTTTATGACGCTAACGGCTCAATCAAAATGCTTTCAGACATTCAAGGCTGGAGTGCTCCTAAGCGAACTGAGGTAACCGGGAGGGACGGTCAAGCACTTCAATTGAATGCTAATGTTGAAGCTCCTGAAGTTGCCAGCGCACTAGCTGGATTAATAGATAAACTTTAATACTTATTCATATTAAATGAATAAAGTGTTCGATTGTCACGGTGATATACTTTCAAAACTGAATAAAAGGTGAATATGAGCGATATTCTTCAGTGGGAAAACATGACCGATGCGGAAAAGGCAGCGGTCAAAGTAGCAAGTGAATCGTCCTTTGAGGCTTTTATGCGCATATTCTTTCAATTGCTTCAAGGTCAGAAGTTTAAAAAGAACTGGCACCACACATTTTCATGTAAATTGGCTGAGGCTGTTTATAAAGGAAAAATCAGGCGCGGCATTATCAATGTAGCTCCCGGCTCAACTAAAACAGAAATTTGGTCCATACATTGGATATGTTGGTGTATTCTTAAATCAATCTCAAAACATAAGATTGACGACCAAGGCGAAGTTATCCACCCCGGCGTTTCAACTCGCTGGCTTCCTCTTTCTTATTCTGATGATCTTGTTACTGAGAACGCCAAGCGCGTTAAAGAGATACTTGACTCAGAAGAGTTTCAAACCTTGTGGCCTGTAAAGGTTGATCCAACAACTAAATCAAGCGCCAACTGGTGCTATCGTGACAATAACGGTAACCGACATCGCCTTTATGGTACTTCAATCAATGGTCAAGTAACCGGGCGGCGCGGGGGTTACATGGTTGACAATGAATTTACTGGTGCTGTTATCCTTGATGATCCTATGCCCCCTAAAGATATGGATTCAGGTTTAAAGATGGATAACGCGAACAAAAAACTTAACCGTGTTGTTCGTTCACGTCTTGCTCACGATGATGTTCCGATCATCATGGTTCAACAGCGAATAGCTAAAGGCGATTCAACAGACTTTCTTCAAAGTGATAAGTCACCTGATACTTACGAGCAATTCAAGATCCCGGCACTTGTTGATCAAGAATACGTTGATACTCTTCCGGCTGATATGAAGGAAGCTTGTCTTCGTGATACTGGCTTTACTGGTAAACGATGTTCATACTGGCCAGACAAAGAACCAACTGACACTTTATTGGCAATGGAAAACGCTGATAACTATATGTTTAGTGCTCAGTATCAGCAGTCGCCTGATGATGCTCTGCAAGAAGGTGTTGTTTACAAGAAAGAGCTTGAGCGACTAATTGAAGAAGGACGCTTTACTCATGTTCCAGTTGAGCCATCACTTTCAGTTTATACTTATTGGGATCTTGGTATTAATGACGATATGGTCTTATGGTTGATGCAACCTTACGGCAAAGAGCTTAGATTGATAGCTTGTTACGGGAATCGTGACGAAGGTATGGAGCATTACATTAACTGGCTAAATGATTTTAAAGATAAGTATGGTATTCGCTTTGGTGAGCACTTGGCACCCCATGACATTTCAGTTAGAAACCTAATGACTCGTGAAAGCCGTATTGATACCGCGAAGCGTATGGGTATTAATTTTAAATTGGTTCCTCGTTGTGAAAGCAAGCGTGAATCAATCAACGCATTGAAAAAGTTATTCCCTCGAATTTGGATTGATAAAACTCGTTGTGATACTGATATTGCTGGTAACAATGGCGATCTTGCACACAAAACTGGTTGGAAAGGGCTTAAAGCTTTACGTAGGGAGTGGGATCATAACAACGAAGTGTTTAAAGATGCGGTTGGTCCCAAGTGGGCAACTAACTTCACTGATGCTATTCAACAAATGGGGTTACATTACAAAGAACCAGTTCAACGACAAAAGCCAAGGCCGCGACAACGCGCCACTTCTGGCGGCTGGTTGGGTAGTTAATTAATGAAGTATGTTTAAGAGTAAAGATTAGATGCGCTCATATGGAGAAATAAACCAAGTAGATTTTAAACGTTTTGGGGTCTGTATTAGAAACCTTGCTATTAAATATGAGTTGAGAAGTTACAAAGGCAAAAAG